ATGTACAAAATGTAAAAGCGCCTTTATTTACTGAAATTACTGAAAAGGCGTTTCCACATTTCATAAGCCTTTTTCCTTTAAATTATAGACCGAAAACAAAAGCGCAAAAAAACAAATGGTTGGAATGCTTAGATAAAATTCAGCGCATTGATAAATATAATTTACGAGATGTTTACAATGTGGCGAAAGATTTAAGAAATGACCAGTTTTGGTCTAAAAACTTTTTAAGCATTTTAAAACTAAGAAATACAGACAAAAACGGCATAAAGTACATTGATCGTTTTATGGAAGATTATCGCTCTAAAACTAAACCAATAGGCTATAATAAAATAAAAGGGATTGTTGAATATTATATTTATACCTCACCGGCAACTGGTCAAAAAGAACTAGGAGCCAAAACAAAAGGCGGAGAGTTGTATGAATTTAATATAAAACAATCATTGCAAACTAAAGAGTTTCAGGAACTAAAAAAATACGTTATAGATGGTAACAAGTAAAAGCCTATCTAAATGGCGTGAATCTGATTTGTTTGAATGGCTTTCAAAAAACTATTACAGTTTGTTAGTTGATACAAGTAAAAATTTTTCAAAATCTGATTGTTACGATATTGAAACAAAAAACAGAATTGAACTAAAATGCAGAGCTGCGCATTACCAGGAACTAATTATTGAAAAGCCTAAATATGAATATCTAATAAAAGAATCAAAAAAGTTTGGCGATGTTCCAATATACATAAATAGCACACCTAAAGGAATTTTTTTATTTGAGTTAAAGGATCTAAAATTAAAATGGTTTCAAAAACCTTTACCAAAAACAACAGACTTTAAAAACAAGAATTTAACAAACAAAGAAATAGCGACAATAAATATTAATAAATCAAAACAATTAAAGTGGTATGATAAAATTTGATTACGATACAATTTTAGGATTTACTTATTGGTTTTTCCCAAAAAAATATAAAACACCTTTACCAAAACAAGAAACAAGAATTAAAAACCGAAAAAAAAGAAAAAAATGGAAGAAACATTAAAAGAAATTCAAAACTATATTAAACTAAATTATCCTGATGATTGGTTTTTACTTGGAAAACTAGATATTTTAAGACTTAAATTTTTATCAGAGTTGAAGCAACAAAAGATTGATGATTTAAAAAAACAAATATCAAAATTAGATAAATTATAAAATGAAAATAACAAACGAAGATAATATGAAACTAATGGCAAGGTATGAAGATAATTACTTTGATTTGGCTATTGTTGACCCTCCTTATGGGATAAGTATTAATAAACAATCACAAGGCAAAGGAGGTGGTGTGGCAAAAAAAATAAATTATACTAAAAAAGATTGGGACAGTGAAGCACCAAACAAAGATTATTTTATTGAATTGTTAAGAGTTAGTAAGAATGTTATTATTTGGGGCGCAAATTATTTTATAGAAAATATACCTAATGCTAATAGTAGTTGTTGGATTGTTTGGGATAAAGATAATGGGACTTCAGATTTTGCAGATAGCGAGTTAGCTTATACAAATTTCAAAACAAGCGTAAGAAATTATAAATGTAAATGGTCTGGTATGTTGCAGTATGATATGAAAAATAAAGAAAAAAGAATACACCCAACACAAAAACCTATTAGATTATACGAATGGATTTTAATGAATTACGCAAAAGAGGGGTACAAGATATTAGATACACATTTAGGCTCTGGCTCTATTGCTTTGGCTTGTCATAATTTAGGGTATGATTTAACTGCTTGTGAATTAGACAAAGAGTATTACAATGCAGCAATAAAAAGAATAAACGAACACAAACAACAAATAAGAATGTTTTAATATTTAAAATATTTTTTCTAATTTAGCGAAAACAAACAAAACTTAATGAAAACATTTCAAGACTTCAATATTGATGTCGGCAACAAAACGACCGGCAAAATTAAAACACAATGCCCAAAGTGTAGCCATACAAGAAAAAACAAACGTGATAAATGTTTGTCAGTAGATTTAGACAAGGGCCTTTGGAATTGCCACAACTGCGGTTGGGGTGGAACTACAAAATTTGAGAAAAAGCAAGAGTATATTGTTCCTCAAAAAATCAAATTAAATATTTCTGATCCAGTTATTGAATGGTTTAAAGGTAGAGGCATCACAGAGCCAACTTTAAAACATTGGAAGGTTGGGCAATCAATGGAATATTTTCCGCAAGTAAACGCAAAGCGTAGAGCCGTAAACTTTAACTACTACCGAGAGAATGAACTTGTAAACGTAAAATATAGAGATTCGCAAAAGAATTTTAAAATGGTTTCAGGTGCGGAACTTATATTTTATGGCCTTGACAATATCAAAGAAATGGACAAAATTTATATTGTCGAGGGTGAGATGGATGCTTTAACTTTACACGAAGCCGGTATCTATTCAGTTTGTTCTGTTCCAAATGGTGCGTCTAAAGGAAGCCAAAGACTAGAATACCTTGACAACTGTTGGCAATACTTTAAAGATAAAAAAGAAATAATACTTTGCACAGATAACGACAATCCGGGAATTGAACTCAGAAAAGAACTTGCAAGAAGGTTTGGAGCGTATCGTTGTAAATACGTTGATTTTGGCGATTTTAACGACGCTAACGAGATTTTAATATCTAAGGGAGCTGAATCATTAAGGAATGTTATAAAAGGCGCTAAAAACTTCCCTTTGGAGGGTGTTTTAAATGTTGATGACATTTGGCAATCGGTTTTAAATTACAATGAGGCCGGAGTTAAAAACTATTCAATAGGTTTACCGAACTCTGACACATATTTTAAAATGTCTTTAGGAGAGTGGTCAGTTGTTACCGGAATACCAAATTCAGGAAAGTCTGACGTAATTGACCAAATATTTTGCAACTTAGCAACTACCTACGATATGAGATGCGCAATTTTTGCTCCTGAATCATTTCCATACGAGGGCCACATAAAAAGAATTGCCAATAAATTAAACGAAACAAATTGCGATAGTAACCAATTAAACAACACAAAAGATTTTATTGAAGATCATTTTTATTGGGTTAAGATAGATTTAGAGAATCTAACTTTAAAAGCAATATTAAACCATTTTAAAGAATTGGTATTTCAAAAAGGAATTAATGTTTGCGTGATAGATCCCTGGAATATGCTCGACCATTCGGCACAAAGAGACCATTCCTATATCGGAAAAGTATTATCAGAAATCACACAATTTTGTCAGCAAACAAATACACATTTGTTTTTAGTGGCGCATCCTAGAAAAATAGAAAGCGAAAACGGAAACTATAAAAAGCCAACTTTGTATGATATAAGTGGCTCGGCTGACTTTTTTAATAAGGCCTACAACGGATTAATTGTTTATAGATGTATTGGACAACGTACAAAATTTGATTCGGATATTGTAAAAATGTATGTTGAAAAAGTAAAACGAAAAGAAAACGGCCAATTAGGTGATTTTGACATTGCTCCTGATTTTAAAAACGGCGGTGTTTATAGGGATGTTGATCTAAATACAAAAAGGTTTGAGGTTATAACCGATGACGATGTACCATTTTAAAAATAAAACAAATGAAAAAAATTAAAATTAATCACTTAGATTTATTTAGTGGGATTGGCGGATTTCACTTAGGTTTTGAAAAAGCGGGTTTTGAAGTAAACTCATACTTTTCAGAAGTAGATAAATACGCAATAGACGTTTATAAAAATAACTTTAAAAATTCAAATTATGTCGGATCAGTTACAGATGTTCGAGGAACACAATTACCAAAAATTGACGCAATCACTTTCGGATCGCCTTGCCAAGATTTTAGTTTTGCTGGAAAACGTAAAGGGATGGGAGGACAACGCAGCTCCCTTATTACCGAAGCAATTCGACTCATCGATGAGTGCAGACCACGTTTTTTTGTCTGGGAAAATGTTAAAGGAACATTCTCCTCAAATAATGGCGAGGACTTTTGGGCAATTATCCAAGCCTTTACCAACATTGGGGGTTATCGACTTGAATGGCAATTGCTTAATACAAAGTGGTTTCTACCCCAAAACAGAGAGAGAATCTACCTTGTCGGATATCTTGGAAACGGAAGCGGAGGACAAGTATTTCCTATCAGAGAAGCAAAAAAATCGAATACTAATTCATCCAAGAAAAAACATAACAAAATTGTAATGCCAACTATTTGCAAAAGTTATTATAAGTTTGCCAATGATACTCCTATAATAAAAATAAATTCAGCAACTAGTAAAGGTTATGAAGAAGCAGCTGAAGGGGATAGTATAAATTATTCAAATCCAAACTCAGAAACACGTAGGGGTAGAGTTGGAAAAGGAGTTGCACAAACTTTAGATACTACTTGTAATCAAGCAGTAATTGGTGCTATGCGTGGCAGATATAATAAAGACAATAAAACAGTACAACAAATTGAAATTAATAAAAATGGAACATCTAACACATTGACCGCAGTAACAAAAGATAATTTAGTTGTAAATAACAAAATCAGAAGACTAACACCTATTGAATGTGAACGATTACAAGGCTTTCCAGATAACTGGACTGAGTACGGAGAAAGTGGTAAAATAAGTGATACACAACGATATAAAATGTGCGGAAATGCAGTAACAGTTGATGTTGTTGAGGCAGTAGCAAATAGTATAATAAAAACAATATACTAATGCCTAAAAAGAAAAAAATAAATATACCGCAAACAGACCAACATAAAAAGGCAATGCAATGGTGTATAAAAAACAATATTACTGTTGGCGTTTTACCTACAAAAAAGGGTTTGAAAGTTGAAATTAACGAGAATGGCGACAAAAAAATATCGCCAAAAATATACACACAAGAGGAAGCACAAAAAAAAGTTATAGAATTATATTTGTATATTTACAAAAAATACTGGCAAGTATGAACATAAACTTTAACACAACTATTTTTGCAATTTTTGGAATTTGCTTTGGCGCTAATTATTGGAACTCTAATATGGATGATAACTTTGGAGAAACAGATTTGACCGGAGAAACAGAACATTGTTTGCAATTCTTTATTGCGGTGGTTGGAATTTCTTTTGTTTGGTTTACACAAGACAAGTAACAAATAAAACAAAATACAATGGAAAATATTACTTTAGTCGTTAAAAAAGGCGACAACAAAGAACTCAACCTGAGTGCCAAAACAATGAATGAATTAATTGAAAAAATAATTGATTGGCAACTATGGGAAAACCAGGCCCTAGATCATTACAAAAGGAAAGGCGTTTTAGAAAAAGAAAAAAAAAGCGGTTGGTATTACTTTAAAAAATAACAAATGAAGCAAAAAGTAAATATTGCGTCGGTAAAAGAAAATCCGGACAATCCAAGATTTATAAAAGATTCCAAATTTAAAAAATTAGTCAAGTCAATTAAGGCGTTTCCCGAGATGTTAGAGAAACGGCCAATAGTAGTTGATGAAGATATGGTTGTTCTTGGTGGAAATATGCGTTTAAAGGCTTGTAAGTCTGCCGGGTTGTTTGAGGTTTGGATTGATATTGCTGAGGGTTGGACAGAAGAACAAAAGAAAGAGTTTATTGTTAAAGACAATGTAGGCTTTGGAGAATGGGATTGGGATATATTAGCGAATGAGTGGAATACTGAACAGTTAGCAGACTGGGGCCTTGACGTTTGGCAGCCAGAGGAAGATGTTGATTACTCCATTTTAGATGATGAAGATTTTTCATCTGATTTAGAGGATATGAAAAACGGAGTTAAAAAAGCAATACAGATCCCTTTTGAATTAGAGGATTACGAGGAAGCGTTTGAGTTAGTCAAATACTGGAGAGAGCAAGGTGCCTACGTTGGTATGATGTTGATAGAAAAACTAAAACAAGAAAAAAAATAAAATGAAAAAACTACAATTATCAAAAATAGAGCATAATACAAAAATAGGAGATATTTGCGGACATATAAATCCAAATATTACAGAGGATGTTGTTTTTTATGATGGAGACGAGGCGATTGGTTTTTATATCAAAGATATATCAAAACATTCTGAAAAAGCGTCAAAATTAGCAGCTTTAGCTAATCAAGAGTTAAGAAGTAAGAATGTCCCTAAAAGTGTAATGAAAAGATCTAGCGGTTTTGCTGATTCCGACAAAGAAGTGTTGCAGTATAGCACAATTATAGGTAGTGTTCCTCCAAAACCACATATGCGTAGGCCTTACCCCACTATTAGTAGTGTTCACAATGTTAAAACTGCGCAAACTTTCATTAAAGCTATGCTTATGTTATGTAACGAAAGTGAAAAGTTGATACAAAAAATTATTCCAAATGTTTACAAAAATCAAAAAGAATTAATTGAGCAAAATGTTCCTAAACAATGGAGGTTTGGAAAATTGTTTACAAGCAGTATATCAAATTACAATATTCCGGCACCTTTCCATAGAGATAATGGAAATATAAAAGGATGTGTGAATGTAATTATAGCAAAAAAAAATAATGCAACCGGAGGCAACACTACTGTTCCAGATTATGATGCTACTATGGACAGTTGCGATAACTCTATGTTAGTTTATCCGGCTTGGCGAAATGTCCACGGAGTTACGCCAATAGTTCCAACTGCTAAAGACGGCTACAGAAATAGTTTAGTTTTTTATCCATTAAAAGCATTTAAAGGCTTAGATTAAAAAAAACTTTTAATTTTATTTGGCTAATTAAAAAAATATTTTTAGTTTTGGGTATTATTAATAACTAAAAATAAAATATTATGTCGGTAAATTTAAAGTCAGAAAAAGAAATTTCAAAAATCTACAACACATTAAGTAAAAACAAAGAAGTTCAAGAGTTTGCGTCTGAGTTTGATTTTTTTAAGAAAAGGAATAAATACGCAGCTGAGTCAAAAGAAAATTTTATAGCTAGAGCAGTTTGGTATGGTTACATTGCAAATGTTACCGCCTATAATGTGCAATACCAGGATAATCAACAAATCAACTTTAATATTGAGTGTGAGGAAGAATTCGATAATTTAAGCGATGCAGTAGATGCTTTAGGATCACTTTTGTATAATGTTGCAACAAATGACGGAAACGTGTTTTTAATGGATGATTGGTACAATGTTTTGTCAAAAATTAACAATAAATTTGTAGTTGAAGAACAAGCTGAAATACCAAATTGGTGCTATTAAAATTTGCATAATCAAAACAAAAGGTTTAATTTAGCAAAGAATTTAGAACGACCAAGTTTAAAATTCTTTTTCATAAAATTTGAGTTTGTACCTCCTAGAAATAGGAGGTTTTTTTATGTATTAATATTTTTTTAACTTTGCGATATGGCAACAAAAACCAACATATTAAAAACAAATCTTTTAGAAGCGTTAGAAAAATCATTAGGAGTAGTTACAACGGCGTGTAAAATAGTTGATTGTAATAGAAGTACATTTTATAAGTATTACAACAATGACCAGGACTTTAGGGCCTCAGTTGATGAATTACAAAACCTAACTTTAGATTTTGCTGAATCTCAATTGCATCAACAAATAAAAGACGGAAACACAACGGCAACGATTTTCTATTTAAAAACTAAAGGAAAAAAACGAGGTTATGTAGAGCGTAAGGAAGTAGAAATGACTGCGCAAGTAAGTACAAGTAAAATATCTGACGAAGCAAAAAAGAAAATAGACGACATTCTAAACGATGAATATTAACGAAATAATTAAACAAAAATGTGAAGATTCGCTTTTGTTTTTTACTCGTTATATTTTCAAAGAAAACACCGGAAATAAATTCGAGGCAGCAGAGTTTCACAAAACATTAGCCAACACATTACACAAAGTACATAACGGCGAAATAAAGCGCCTTATAATTAATATACCTCCACGATACGGAAAAACTGAGTTAGCCGTTAAAATGTACATTGCCTGGACACTAGCAAAAAATCCTATGGCAAAATTTATTCATTTATCTTATTCTGATTCATTGGCACTTGATAATAGTTCAATGACAAAAGAATATATTAATTCAGATGCGTTTCAAAGTATTTGGGATTTGCAACTAAAAAAAGATTCACAATCACAAAAGAAATGGTACACAACTGATGGCGGCGGGGTTTATGCAACATCTTCAGGGGGTGCAATAACCGGGTTTGGTGCCGGTAGTGGTGGAGCAATTATAATTGATGATCCATTAAAACCTGATGACGCTTTGTCTGACGTTAGGCGGTCGTTCATAAATAATCGATACAATACAACGATTCGGTCAAGGGTTAATGATAGAGACGTTCCAATTATCGTTATTATGCAAAGGCTACACGAAGACGATTTAAGCGGGTATTTATTAGATGGCGGTAGCGGTGAACAATGGCATCATTTAAAGTTGGCCGCATTGGATGACGATAACAATGCGCTATGGCCTGAGAAACATTCTTTTGAAGAACTCGAAGCAATACGCCAAGCCGATAGATATACTTTTAGCGGTCAGTATTTACAAATCCCTTCACCTCCAGAGGGTGGAGAATGGCGAAAAGATTGGTTTAATATTATAAATAAAGCCGAACTGCCGAGCGATATATCTTTTGAAATGTACATTGATGGCGCCTACACTAAAGACACAAGAAACGATCCAACCGGAATACAAATAAGCGGTAAAAGTGGCGACAATCTTTACATATTTAAAAGCATAGATAAATATTTAGAAATGCCTGAACTAAAAAACTTTGTTACTTCTTTTGTGCAATCTTGTGGCGTTCCAATATCGCAAATATTAGTCGAGCCTAAAGCATCCGGAAAATCGCTTGTGCAGCTGCTAAGGCGTGAAACTAGATACAACGTATCAGAAATAAAAACAAACTTTGTTAGGTACTCTAAAATCGAACGTGCGAGAGCATCCTCGCCATTTATTGAGGGCGGTA